TAAAAATCCTAAACCAACTGCTATTAATACTGCACCTCCTAATATACCATTATTATCATTAGTGTTTGCTACTATACTTACACCGGATATAAATAAAAATCCAGATAAAAAATAAAATCCATAATTCATTTCTCAATCTCCTCTTTTAAGTCATCAATCATAGCTTGTATATTACGCAAGTCTTTCTCTAAGTCAAAATTAATATACTCTTTAGAATTGTAACTGTTGAAAGCTCTTTCTTCTATTTGTTCTACCTTTCTTTCAAGGTCATTTAGTATCTGTTCTGCTCTAGTTATCTGTTCTTGTCTTAACTTCATGCTCGCTCCTTCTCTACATCTGCTTGCTGATTCCAGTATCGGTCTTCATCTTCTAAATCTTCTATCTCTTTATCTATTAACTGTGTCAATGCGTTATGTATTATTTCTAATTCCCTTCGCATTCTTACTACACTGTTAGTTAGCTTTTGTAATTCTTCTTTTCTTATTATATTTTCTGATGTCATTGTTTTACCCATTCATTATTTTATCTAGTGATTCATATTTGTGATGTTTCTTTATAGCCTCTACTATATGTTCTTCTAAAGTTACTAAACCTACACCTACAAACCCATTCGCTTTAATAATAACGTCTATAACTTCTGATATATCTACATTATTATCTTTTAAAAAATCTACTATTAATTGTTCTTTATCAGTTAATTTTTCTATCTGCATTAGCAACCTCCATATCTATAGCCTGACCAAAAATCAACCCATTCGTCACGCACTACCTCTATAAACTCATCTGCATTATCACACTCCAAAGGTAAATCTATTTTACCTTCTTCTAATATCTGATTAACTTTATATATGGCCTCTTCTATTGAACTGCTTTCACATATCTTTTCTTTTATAAGATTCCAGTCCTTGCTAGCCTTTTCCATCAGCGCCTCTTTTGTTTTACTCATTAGTTACCTCCATGTTTGTTGCGTTCTTTTATAAAAGATATCTCCTCTATCTCTTTAGTTAAAAATTCTTCTGCCTCTTCATAAGAATATCCGATTGCAATTAGCTTGTCAATACCTTCTTCTAAACTTATTATATTACTTTTGTAATCTTCTCTTATCTTAACTTGTTCTTCTATGTACTTGTATTCATTCACTTTTTTACTCCTAATCTATCCAGACTTCTTCTGGTCTTCCTAACCATTTATCATTAAAGTAAAATACTTTTTTATCTTTAGTATAAAATTTAAAAGTGTTTACATCTAATGGCATATCCTCTTTATACTCCAAGTGATACGTATCAAGTCTATCTAATAAATCTTTTTTATTTAGCCTGATATATTCTCCTTCCTCATACTCCTTATTAATTCTTACTAAACCATATATTCTTTTGGCCTGATATATGTATGTTCTAAACTGTATAAAATCTTTTCTATTCATGTTATCTCCTATTGTTATTAATTTTATAGCCCTTAATGGAGAGTAAAGGATTTGAACCAATCTTTAGGAAGTTATAATTCCTACTTAGACACCTTGGTTATAACTCCAAGGATTATCTTTTATTACTCTAAGAACGGCCTATGCCAGTACACTTAGTGAGATATAACTCTCGGCTTGCAAGTCCTTTTACTAATCACCTGACCCATAGACACTCTCCATTAAAGGCTATTCTCTAGCCTCTTTTATCATTGCTCTTACAAAATGTATAAAGTCCATGTCTTCTATGGTAACTCCTTTTCTATCTTGCTTAAAGAATTCCTCTACATCTTTAGGTATTTCTTTATTGTGCGCAACTTCTATAAACTTTTTTATATCTTTTATCTTCATTTTTATAACTCCTTTGTTATGTTAATCCAATTATTATCTTTTTTTACTGCTACTATATCACTTATATATATACTGCCATGCTCGTTAAACATTCCTATATCTTCTCCGTATGCGTATACAAGTATTACTTTTTTTAATCCTCTTCCTTGTTTAGGACTTTCTAATAGCTTGCCTTTTATTGGTGTTCCTAACTGCTTACTTAAAATTATATCACCTTTTTTTAAATCTTTAATTTGCATTTTTTTTATCTCCTATTTTTTAATTATTATTTATATTATTAATATACATTACTGTTATTTTTATTATATCTATACCTACTATTAGTTTTTCCTATAGACTCCAGAAACTTTTCAACGTGTTTTATATAGGCCTTACTTAAATATTTCTTATCATATATAAAATAGTTTAATAGATTATATTTATTACTTCTAATCTTTTTCATGCTACAGCCTTTTTAATTACTGTTATTTTTGGTAGATTTTTTGGCCTGCCGTTTGTTTTAACTGCTTCTATTATTGTATTATCATCACTCTTTATATAACATCTACGGCACGTTATACACTGTTGGCCTGTACAATTTTGCCTATCTTTTAACGTGTCTTTGTCTACGTTATTAAAAACTTTGTCAAAATATATCGGCTTGTCTTTAGACTCTAAAACTTTATTTATTATTGGATTGCTATAAACTAGAATTAAATTTTCTGGCTTATCATGCTTATTAAAATATTCTCTTATTACATTTTTTCTTTTAGTCCATAGCGCAAAGGTAGTCCACTTATTAGCCTTTATTATGGCCATTAAGTTTTTTAAATGTAATTCATTTATTAAGTCCCCGTGACTTTGAAGTCTAAATATATTATCATTGAACATATAATTCTGAAATATTTCTTTTTCTGATAATTCTTTATTACTTAATATATCAGAATTTCTTTGCAGTGCTTTTATTTGATTCGGAAAACGTGCCATTTCTAAACCCTCAAAACTGTAGCAATGGCCACATATTATCAAAGTGTTTTTACTTGCGTGCATTTTTATGCAAAAATCATTAGTCAATGTATTAGTAGAAATAGACTTTATATTTTCCATCTTGCCTATACCTTTTGATATACATAATAATTCTTTTTTATCCATTTTATACCTCTTTATTTTTATTATTTAAAATTTGCACTGCATTAATATAATCATTTTGTAACTCTTCATATTTATAATATTCTATAAAGTTATTTTCATAATTAATAATTTTATTTTCTAATTTAAGAATTTTTAAAAAACTTTTTTGGTCTAATTTTTGATAATAATCTATCTTATCCTCTAACTTTTTTATATAGTCTTTATATTCTTTTATCATGGTGCGCCTCTTTAGTTATGTTAATAAGTCTTATTATAGCACTATAAATATTAATAGTGCTACAATAAAATTTATATTATTTAATAATCTTTTCATTTAATCTAAAAAATATCTTAATAGAATCTTCTATTTTATTCTTTTCCTTTTCTATTGCCATTTTATCGTCTAAACATTCGCCCAACAGATTATCAGATTGTCTTATATCTCGCTCTAATTGTTTGTTATTATCTCTTAATTTGACGTTAGTTTTTTGGCATTCTTTAAGGTCTTGATAATATTCTTTTATATCCTTTTCTAATAGTCTGATAGCTTCCTCTTTATTTTTTACTATTCTTTTATAATCATCTATTAAATTATCATTATCAATACATTTATCAATTAACATATAAATTAAATTTTTGGCCGTAATATGGTCACCTATATTATAATTATTGCCCTCAAAAGTTATAAGTGAATCAATTTTATTAATTTGATAAATAGTGTCTTTGTTTTTATTTTTTGTAATGTTACTCATTTTATATCTCTTCTGTTAAATTAAAATCTTCTACAAAACTATCAATAGCCTGTTGTGATTCATCTTGCATATCCATTGCCTTATCTTTTAAATCAGATAAAAAACAATCAAAAAAATCTTCAAGTTTTTCTTTGGTGCGTTCATTTAGTCTTTTATCATTAACAACCTCATAATAAAATTCGTCTAACTCTTCTAAAACTTGGCTCGCACCAGACCAACTATCTTCTAGTCTTTGCTTTAATTTTTTCAGTAAATCTTCTTGTTGTTGGTACTTGTCTTTTTTTATTGTATTAATCATAGGTAAACCCCTTTTGTTATTAATTTTTGAATACTTCAAAAATATCACACTTTTATATAAAAATATATAATAAAAAACATAGCCTATAATACATATAGGAAAAACCTATAATGTATAATTAAATGCAATAATATTGCAAAGCGCAGCGCTCAAAATATTGACACTCATATTGACATATATACTTATTTAGTCAGTTTATTGACGGAATGCCTAGACCATGAGGCCTATATAATTCTAGAGCAACTGCTTAGATTATGGGGCTTTTATTATATTATACAAACAAGCAGAACAACTGCACCAACCTGTATAGACTTAGATAATTTTATAGACGGCCATAAACTAACTATAGTTTTTTGAGATTTGAGAAGACATAGTAGCTATTTACTAGGCCTAGGCAAAAAAATCGCAAGATATTATCTATATATATATGCAGGTGAAACATATGCACAAAAATCTGAGGGTCTATAGACAAAGCCGAGTCTATATAGTTTATATAGTATTATAAATATATTATAATTATTATTATAGTTATTATTATTATATTTATTTTAATATACTACTTGAAATTATATAGTATATATATTATATATATTATATATATTATATATAAACCTATAAAGGCATAATTTTAGTTGCCTTTTCTGTCAAAGTATGGTATAATAATATTATGGAAGAGGTAATTAATTATAAAAACAAGTGGGACAACACTATAAAGCACTACTCTAAGCATGATTTCCTTACATTTGTACGTTTATTTGCCCCTACACTAGTCTCTGACTGGCAAATGGGTAAACATATAGAAGTAATATCAGAGAAATTAAAACAATTAGAAGAAGGAACTATAAAAAGGCTGATGGTATTCTTGCCTCCCAGAAGTTCTAAGTCTGTTATCTGTTCTAAATTGTTCCCAGCTTGGTATATTGGAAGGAATCCAGCACATGAAATACTTACAGTCAGTCATAGCGACCAGCTTTCTAGCGATTTCGGTAGGTCTGTTAGAGATATTGTATCAACTAAGTCTTTTCAAGACGTATTTACAGGTGTTTCTCTTAGGACAGATGTTAGAGCAGCAGGAAAATGGAAGACAAACAAAGGAGGCAGCTACTATGCAGCCGGAGTCAAGAGTCAAATCGCAGGAAGAGGAGCACACATAGCCATACTTGATGATGTGATGTCTGAAGAAGACTCATACTCAGAAGCAGGAAGACGATATGTAAAAGAATGGTACCCTGCAGGACTAAGAACACGTATTATGCCTAATGGTTCTATTTTAATTATTAATACAAGATATCATTATGATGATTTATGTGGATGGTTATTAAAACAACAATCAGAATTTTCAACTATCCTACCTTGGGAAGTAGTAAGAATACCTGCATGGCTAGATGAAGCCAGTGCCGAGTTATTACAGTTACCTGTAGGTGGTAGTTACTTTCCTGAATGGAAGACAGACGAATCATTAAAGATTGATGAACAAGAAATCAGAGCCTCTAATGGTGCAAGGTACTGGAATGCATTATATATGCAGGACCCAACACCTGATGAAGGTGGTCTAATAAAAAAGAAATGGTTACAGTGGTGGGAATATGATGAACCACCAGCATGTGATTTTATTATTCAAACATATGATACTGCTTTTTCTACAAGAACTACTGCCGACTATAGTGTGATACAAACCTGGGGTATCTTTTCTAGATTTGAAGAGAAC